AATGCTGCTGGTAATCAATCTACTTCTGGACTTGCTGCAACTGCTACAACACTAGCAACAGCAAGAAATATAGGTGGTGTGTCATTTAATGGTAGTGCTAATATTGACTTGCCGGGCGTGAATGCTGCTGGTAATCAATCTACTTCTGGTCTTGCAGGAACCGCTACTGCTCTTGCCACAGCAAGAACTATTGGTGGTACATCATTTGATGGTTCTGCTAATATCGCAGTTGCTTTAGCAGCAGTTGGTACTGCTGTTACGGTAGCAGATGAATCAAGTGATACTACTTGTTTCCCACTATTTACAACTGCGGCTACAGGAGATTTACCACCTAAGAGTGGTTCTAATTTAACATTTAATAGTAGTAGTGGTTTGTTAACTTCAACATTATTAGCTGGTGATCTAACAGGTGATGTTACTGGTGATGTTACTGGTAATGCGGATACAGCTACTGCTCTTGCAACTGCAAGAACTATTGGCGGCACAAGTTTTGATGGTTCTGCTAATATTGCGGTAGGACTTGCAACATTAGCAACAACGGTTACAATAACAGATAACGAATCCACTAACGAAAGTAATGCTCTTATCTTTACTGCTGGTGGTGATGTTGATGGTGGCAACTTAGGACTAGAATCTGATGGTACACTAACATATAATCCAAGTACTGGTATAGTAACTGCTACAGGATTTGCTGGTGCGTTAACAGGTAATGTTACAGGTAACGCTTCTGGTACAGCCGCAACTGTTACTGGTGCTGCTCAGACTGCTATTACTTCAGTAGGAACTCTTACTGCATTACAAGTAGACAATCTTAATCTTAATGGCAATACATTAAGTTCAACTGCTGGTACTGACTTGTTAATTACGCCACTTTCTGGACAACAGATTGTTCTTGATGGAGCTATTGTTATTGATGCTGGTGTGGTTACTGGTGCAACAAGTATTACATCAACTGCATTTGTTGGTGATATAACTGGTGATGTTACAGGTACGGCCGATGTGGCCACAGTTGCTACTACGGTTACAATAACAGATAACGAAAGTACAGACGAAAGTAATGCTATTATCTTTACTGCTGGTGGTGATGTTGACGGTGGTAATATTGGTCTTGAATCAGACGGCACACTAACATACAACCCAAGTACAGGTAAAATAACTGCTACTGGGTTTGTTGGTACATTAACAGGTAACGTAACTGGTAACTTGGCTGGTACAGTTTCTACTGCAACACAAAATTCAATAACAACTGCAACTGGCCTAGTGTCAGTCGGTGCATTAGACTCTGGTTCTATTACTTCTGGATTTACAAGTATTGATGTTGGTTCTGGTGCAATTACTACTACTGGTACAATTACCTATGGAGCATTAAATGATGGAACAACTGCTCTGAGTGCAACCGCAGCAGAATTAAATATACTAGATGCAAGTGCTGGAAATACAGCAGTAGCTTCTGATGTTGCATCAAGTGCTGGTGCAGTCACATCAAATAATGCTAAAATATCACACACTATTACATTAAATGCTAACTTAGCAGACGATGCAATACATGCAGATATTGTAGTTACAACTGATAAATGCCTTGCAACATCAGTTGTGATGGCAAGTTCAAGCTTAGCAGTTGGTATTAATATACATACTATTGCAGCTGGATCATTTAAAGTATCAATAACCAATCTAACAGGCGCACAAATGGATGATGATTCAACACTTGTTGTGAACTATCGGGTAATATAATGAATAAGGAGAATATATAATGTTAGGTCAACAATTTTACCATGAAACTATAAGAAACGTCATTGTTGCGTTTGGAACTATGTTTAATAGTGTTCAGATTGTTCGCAAGAATAATTCTGGAGAAGTAATACAGGCAATGAAAGTACCACTTGCATACGGGCCTCAACAAAAGTATTTAACTCGTTTGAACGCAGATCCTTCTGTATCAGCTGCAACATCTATTACTTTACCAAGACTTGGTTTTGAAATTGGTGCATTAACATATGATGCTGGTAGAAAACTAAATCGTGTACAAAAATTTAAGAAAGTTAAATCTGCTAGTGCAGATGCAAATAAATTAGACTCACAGTTTATGCCTGTTCCATATAATTTAGAAATTACTTTATATGCAATGGCAAAAAACTCTGATGATGCGTTACAAATTGTAGAACAAATTCTTCCATACTTTCAACCAGATTATACATTAACTATTAATGATATGGCAGATATGGGTATTAAAAGAGATGTTCCTATTGTATTGAATAGTGTGTCATATGAGGACAATTATCAAGGAGACTTTGAAACAAGACGAGCTTTAATTTATACTTTAGACTTTACTGCAAAGTTTTATCTCTATGGCCCTGTTACTTCTCAGGCTGTCATCAAAACAGTACAGGTTGACCAATATACTGATCTTAAAGATACTGCTCCGAAACGGGAACAAAGATATACAGTTTCACCAAAACCTGCTACTGCTGACGCAGACGATGATTTTGGTTTTAATGAAACGTCTGCATTTTTTACCGATTCAAAAGTCTATGATCCAGTAACAGGAACAGATGTAGAAACATAATGTCTGATCCCCTCAAAGAATTAAATAAAGCTCTTGGGATTGCGGGTGATGTTGAGATTTTGCAAAAAGAACCTTGGAACTATGAAAACAATAAAGATACTACTGAAACTTTACCAATAGTAATAGAAAATATTTCAAACGAAGAAGATGATATTGAAAAAGATTATGAATACCAAAGAAAACAATTTTATAACTTGGTTGAAAAAGGCTCAGTTGCAATTGACGGAATATTGGAAATTGCAAAGGAAGGAGAACATCCAAGAGGATATGAGGTTGCTGGAAATCTTATCAAACAAGTCTCAGAAGTTACCGAAAAACTAGGCGACTTGCAAGAAAAAATGAGAAAACTAAAAGAGGTGCCTAACAACGCACCGAAGAGTGTGACAAATGCACTCTTTGTTGGGAGTACTGCTGAATTGCAGAAAATGTTGAAAGAAAAATAAAGGATTTGAGATGACTGAATTAATGATGGTTGTGATTTACACAATGGCTATATGGGTTATGACCTACCTATTTTCAAAAGGTTATAATACTACAGATAAATTTTTAGTTGCTAATCGTGATATCGGAACGGTATCGGGAGGGTTAAGTATTGCAGCGACATGGATATGGGCGCCTGCTTTATTTGTGAGTGCAACAAAAGCATATACTGATGGGATACCTGGCTTATTTTGGTTTACAGTTCCAAACGTTCTTTGTTTGGTTCTGTTTGCATACTTTGCTTCTTATCTAAGGGAGTTAGTTCCAGAAGGATTTACTCTTAGTGGATACATTCGTGACAAGGTGAGTCCTAGAGTACAAAAACTCTATTGGGGAGAGATGGGTTACTTGACTATTAGTGCATTTGCAATTCAACTGCTTGCTGGTGGTATGCTGATGCACAAGATGACAGGTGTTGACTTTACACTCATAACCGTAATCATGGCTGCTATTGCACTTAGTTATAGTTTGTTTAGTGGAATCAAGGGGTCTATTGTAACTGATTGGGTACAGATGGTAATCATTGCTGTTATGTGCCTTACATTGGTTCCTTGGGCAGTATCAGAAGGTGGTGGTTGGGAAACCGTTGCTAAGGGTGCGACAGGAAGTGTTTTTGACTTGGATGTTTTTCTGTCCTTTGGTATTGCTGTTAGTATCGGTCTACTTGCTGGACCGTTTGGCGATCAGATGTTCTATCAAAGAGCATTTAGTATTAAAAAAGAAAAGTTAAAAAAATCATTCTTTTTAGGAGCTGCAATTTTTGCTATCGTGCCTATCAGTATGGGTATTCTAGGATTTATTGCTACTGGTCTGGATATGAAGGTTGCAGCTGGCTTGGTCAACTACGAGGTAATTAAAGAGCTGTTGCCTGTGTGGGCAGTCTATCCTTTCTTATTTGCAGTTATGTGTGGACTTCTATCTACATGTGATTCTGCAATGTGTGCTGTAAGTAGTCTTGCAGCTAAAGATTGGTTTCCTACTTCAGAAATAACTGGTGCTAGAGTTGCTATGGTTGCTCTTGCTGTTCTTGCGGTTGGAATTGCAAATACGCCGGGACTTGCAGTAGTACATCTGTTCTTATTTCATTCTGCATTTAGAGCATGTACACTTCTTCCTACAGTGCAGGCTGTTCTTTATGATGATATTTATGAACCATCAATGTTTTGGGGAATTATTGCATCTCTTATATTAGGATTACCACTGTTCTGTTATGGAATGTTATTCGGTGGCGGTTGGATGTTTATTGCGCCTGGCGCAATTATTACAGCTGGTGCAAGTGGTCTGATTGTTTATGTGGGGAGGAAACTTGCGAATGACCGCACTAACGTTGCCAGGTAATCCTTATGTTCC